GTCTGGGGGGCTGGGAGATGTGTTTAGGGGACGGGGGGGGGGGTTGGTCGTTGGCCCGGTGGGACGGCACTCCTGCCGGGCCTTCTTGTTTGGTAGGGGGTGGGTGGCCTAGTTGGTCTCGGCCTGGGCGATGAGGGCTGTGGGGGTTGTGCCGAGGTGGGTGGCGACTCGCTCGACTTCATCGACGGTGAGTCCGCGCCCGTGGTTAGTGAGCCTGCGGCGGAGGGTTACGTGGGGGATTCCGGTCTTTTCTGCTACTGAGAAAACCGAGAGGTTATTTCCCTGGATTTGTCGGTTAATGACCCCTACCAGGCGGGAGGTCAGCGGTTCGGTTTCCATATGGAAACCATATGTTGCGCTCGCATACCTGGCAAGACGCTGGGAACTTCGTTACCGAGATGAAACTTTAGGTTGCGTATGGCAACATAAGTGTCATGTCCACCATTGACAGGAACCCGTCAGAGGGTCTAAACGCCGCCGTTGCAGCCGAGCTGCGGCGCGAGCGCGCCGCCCAGCAGGTCACCATCGACACCCTAGTGGAACGCACCGGCCTCAGCCGAAGCACCGTCCTGAACACCCTCAACGCGAAACGCCTCCTCGGCGTCGAGGCCGTCGCGTCCATCGCCCAGGCCCTAGAGGTCAGTGTCACCACGATCTTCGCCCGCGCTGAGGGCCGCATATCCGCCGCCACCCCAGACGCCGCCTTCGCCTAGCCGCACCCCAGAACACGGGGGAGGCCCCCACCGTGGTGGTGGGGGCCTCACCTGTACCCGCTGGTCACGCCTGCTTGGTCAGGATGTAGTCGACGAAGCCGGGGCTGAACGACAGCAGGCCCCGCTTGTGCTCGGAGACGATCACCCAGCCGTCAGCCAGGAGCCTGCCCAGTTTCCGGGCGTGGCTCTTGTTCCTGGGGTTGAGGGTGACGCGCTTGGTCTTCGTTCTCATGATGGGCTCCTCCTTGGGATGGTAGGGGTGTTATGTGAATGTTACGCCGCTGTGAGTAGCGGCACCAGCGGTAGCCACCGCTCACGGCAGCGCAGGCACGTCGCGTGCACGCCGTCGAACAGGGCAACGCCGTGGGAGCACGCCGGGCACGCCGTGTCCCCGTCCAGGCCCCGGATGACCCTGACTGGCTCGGCCAGGCCCTCGACCTGGTCGCATCGGGCCAGCAGACGGGTGACAGCCCGCCCCGTGTCCCACAGGGTCTCGAAGTCGGCCGCCTCAACGGCCGCCGCCGTCGCAGCCAGGAAGTCGCAGCCCGCGGTCAGGCCAAGACGGGGCAGGCCCGCCTTGAGCGCCCCACGGTGCAGGGCCTCCCGCTCACGGACCGTGCGTCGCGCGTCCTGCTGAAGCGCGATCACCGCGTCACGGGCCGGGGAAGCGGCCCCGAACCCCGTGTGCACGGGGCCACCGCCGCGGCGCACGGGGGAGGCGTCCAGGGCGTTGACGCGGCGCGCGAGCTCGGGCGCCCCCCATCTCAGCCAGTCGACCCATTCGCTCATGCTGCGCTCCTCTCAGAACCCGGATTGCGTGGGAGCCGATTTGCGGGCCTTTCAGAACCCTCCCGATGTCGGCGTAGCGTCGGCCGGTTCTGTCCCGTTCCTGGGGCTGTGGCGGCCTCTCCCGTGGGTGTTTTGAGCCTCCGCAGCACCTCGCGTGCACGATCCGGGCCAGTCAGGCCGTCCAGCACGTCCCCACCGCGGGTGACAGCCGGTGGGCGACGACCGATCGTGCGCCACGCCAACGCCTCAGCCTCAGCCCGCGAAGCGCCACGCCCCACGGCCGCGATAGCCGCCTTGCGCCACGCCAGTTCCGCCTTCGCGTCGGCACCGAGCCTGTCGGGGATCAACGCGCCACGGGCGGACTCCTCGGCGCGCACCCGCTCCGAGCGTGCCCGGCGCACCGCGGCGGCAAACCGCTCGACGTCGATGCGCCAGGCCCGCCCGTCGGTCGCCCACGCCCTGACCGCGTCCCGGCACGCCGGCCGGAGCTCGGCGGCGTCCAGGCCGGGCACCGTGTGCGTCAGGTAGTCGTGCCAGACGACGACCTGCCCGTCCGTCGCGGTGATCGCCTGCGCGGCGAGCAGGTAGGCCAGGACCCCGGCGATGTCCTGCTGCGTCACTCCCATGGCTGGCCCCCTTCGAGGAACCCGGCCAGCGTGTCGGGCGCGGACAAGGCGCGCTGGTCGTTGGCGATGGCGGCGGCCGCGTTGTCGCGCATGATCTGCGCCTGGCTGCGCCGGCCCCGGGCGCGGTCGTCGTCGGCGCGGCGCATCCAGTTCCGCCAGGTCGCGACCCAGTCGAGCTTCGTGCCGCGCTGGCCGGACACGCCCGCCCAGTAGTCGCGGAACCGTTCGGTCTCCGCGGTGGTGTCGACGAGGGGGACGTTCTGGGCGGCCCACGCGGCCATCTCGCTGGTGACGGCGAAGTCGTCGGGGATGCGTGTGCCCCGCCGCTTCGGCTTGGCCTCGTCCGTCGTTGTCGGGCGCGCTTCAGCGCGCTGTCGCACCGACGAAAGGTGACCATCTACGGAAGGTGACTCTATAGGGTTACTAGTTGGGGGTTCTATTGAGGGATTGGGTGCACGGTGGTGCACCGGGGTGGTGCATGGCGGTGCACCCCTAAACCCCTCTTCAGGGGTGCACGGTGGTGCACCCGGTGCATGGCGGTGCACCCCAGGATCGGCCGCCTCGATCATGGCCTCAGCGACCTCGTACTGCCACACGTAGAGGTTGGGGCGGCGGCGGTCGTCCCAGTCGGCCAGGCCGCCCCGGTTGATGGCGGTCGTGATGACGCCGAGCTGTTCCAGGGCGCGTAGGGCGTACTGGGCGGCACGGGTCTTCACGCCGGCGTAGGCGGCGATCCGTTCCACGCCCATGAAGGAGTGACCGGTCTCCGACGACGCGGAGTCGGCGAGGACGAACAGGACTAGCCGTGTTGTCCCGTTGATGGTTGGTGGCATGCGGAATGCCTGGGAGAGGGCCCGGTTGCTCATGGCCTCCCCCTTTGTGGTGTCTCCGGCACGAGACTCATCCTCCTAGTTGGTAGGGGTAAATGCGGGGCTGGTTTGCATGCGCCAGGTGAAGGCCGCCCATGCTTCGTCGTCCCATGCCTGCGCGGGGTCGGCGTCGTCGGCTGCGCACTTGGCGGCGGCGTCAGCAAGGTCTTCCAGGTAGTAGGTCCAGTCGTCTACGCCCGCGTACAGGAACAGGTAGTAGCAGATGGGTATGTGCCCCATGACCGCCTTCGCCCACTCGTGGAAGTCCTCGCCCGTGTAGCCAGCGTCGTCGTAGTAGGGGCCGAGCCACATCACGACGTGGCTGGCTGCGGTCTCGCATGGCTGGCACTCCCGCCACTCCCAGATCGTCCCGCCGTCGACGACAGTCGACCGGACGTACCGCTCACCTTCGGGGATGCGGCGGCCACAGTCATCGCACCTGACACGCCCCCGCGACCGAGGGGACCTCTCGTGAATCACCTCAGTCATGATGCTTCCTCCTGAATCTTCCGCTCCTCGGCCTCCAGCCACTCGGCGCAGTCGTAGGTGGCTGACAGGCCCTCCTCATCGACACGGGAGACATAGATGAGTGCGCCCGACTTGTAGGCGTCGTCGTAGTCCTTGGTTGCGCGCCATGTCACGATCCTGCTGTCGTCCTTGAGGACGCCGGGCTGCTTGTAGGGGGCGAGGGCGTCGCCGACGGCGCGGATGAGCTTGTCCAGGTCGGGCTTGACGTGCGGCACGAGTCGCTTCTTGGCGGACTTGGGGCGGGGTAGGAAGAAGGCTGCGGTTACGGCGACTGGGCCGTCGTAGCGGGGCTCCCAGCCGGCGTCCTGTGCAGCGGCCTGGGCCGCGTGGGCGACCTTGAGCCGCCACTGGTCGAGTTCGGGGCCGCGGTCGTGGGTGACGACGACGCGCTGACCGGAGGTGAACGCGCGGGTACTACCCTCGGTGATCGGCTCACCGGGGACGAAGAAACTAAACGAATCCATGGTTTTTCCTAGTGGTTTGGGGGCGGGCTAGGCCGCCAGGAGAGAGAAGAGATCGCCCTGCTCGGGCACCGGCGCGGCGTCAGCGTGGCCGGTGAGGTAGCAGGTGCAGCGGGGGTCATGGGCGGTGTTGGCGTCCCACACCTGCCAGGAGTCGACGCCATCGAGGACCGGGACACGCCCCTGGGTGTCAGTGACCCAGCAGAGGGGCGCATCGGCCGGCCAGCCCTCCATTCGGCGGGCGCAATCGTCATGGTCACCCGCCTGGCAGGCACCGCAGGCCCCGCCACCGGCGAGGAAGCAGCGGCAGGGGCACCGGCCGTAGAGGAACGGCCACTGGGCGTAGTCACGCCGCATGGGAGGCAGCCAGGCGTGCTCTCGCACCCAGGCCGCCTCCTCAGCGGTCATCACGGGGCTGGTCATAGGTCGAAGAGGGGGATGGTCCCCATGGTCTCGTCGACGTCGTCGGCGGGCTGGTGGACAGCGAGGCAGGCCGGGCAGACGAGAGGGCCAGTGAGGCACGCGCTCTCGACGTCCTCGCAGTGCTCCGTGAGAAACCCGGTGTTCTCGAGTTTGCCAAGCCCGTTGCAAAGTCGCCAGACCGGGTAATACAGGCCATCGGGGTGCTGATGGGGCTTGTCTTCCTCGACGTCGGCGATATGCCGGAGGAGGCGCCCCGGAAGAAGAACACGGGTCATGACCGCCTCCCAGAGTCGTAGATGTACCGGACCACGGTCTCCACATGCTCGGCCGGATCGATACCAAGCTCATCCAGCAGGGCGCGAATGCGGTAGTGGTACCAGCCGAGGGGCGGCGTCGGGACGGGAGCATCGACCTCGGTGCTGTTCCCCTCGTCGTAGAACGTCACCCACTCGGCGTCGTCACTGTCGCGGCGCTGCAACTCCAGGCTTGTGGTCTCGCAGGGGCCGACGTAGTCGCTGTAATGCTCGGCCATCAGGACATAAGCGCGGATCATGCGGCCTCACCGCCCCACAGGTCCAGCACCGGCTCCGACAACCGAGCCGCGATGGTCTCGCAGTAGCGCTCCTCCAGCTCGACGCCGATAGAGCGTCGCCCCAGGTTCCGGGCAGCGAGGAGCGTGGCCCCCGAACCCGCAAACGGGTCCGCCACGACGCCGGCCGGGCACCGCTCGATGAGCCTTTCCATGAGCCCCACCGGCTTCGGCGTCGGGTGCCCGGTCTTGTTCTCGGCGTCTACACCCCCCCCCTCGCCCCTGGGTGGTGGTGATGACCGCGCCGACGCGGGGAAGCCCGGTGGCCTCCCGGTCCCACCCCCGGCCGAGGAGGTGAATGTCCTCGAAGTTCGGCCCCCACGGCAGGGTGAGGTCACCCATGCCGGGCGTGGACGCCTTGTGCCAGATGAGGCGCTGGCGTTCGCCGGCGGGGGCGGGAACGGACCAGCGGCCGAACATGAGCGCCGGCCGGTCTGGGCCCCACATGGCGGCGACGGCGTCGCGCACGGCCGTGTCGTCATCGCCCGCGATCTTGGCGAACGTCTCGCGGCGATGGCCGGACTGGAAGTTCATCCCGTAGGGCGGATCGGTGACCAGGACGTCGGCCTCGAGCCACTCGGTGATTTCGCGGCAGTCACCGTGGTAGAGGGTGACCTGGTCATCCTCGTAGTAGGGGGTGCTCATGACGCCACCCCCTTGCGTGTCACGGTGATGTTGAAGCCGGAGCCGTAGTAGCCGTTACCGTCGTTCCCCTCGAACTCAGCGAGGGGCAGGCGCTCGTCGTCGACGATCACGAACAGGGTGTAGCGGGTGTTGTCGTACTCGTCATCGCCGAGCTGGGTCGTCTTGACCTCGGCGGACATGATGCGCGCGTTCGGGGTGCCTCGCTGGAACAGCTCCGTGAGCCAGTAGTCGCCTGAACCGCAGCAGCACCCTACGTTGCCTTCGAACGCGAGCACGGTTCCGTCGTCGAGGGTGAGGGTGTCCCCGTCAACCTTGGTGACGTACCGGCCGGCCAGGACCGGGGACAGGTCGTCGCTGTCGTAGTAGACCTTGCTCATGCGGCGGCCTCCTCGACCTCGCGTGCGGCGTCCAGCATCGCCTGCACCATGCCCTGGGCTCGACGGATGACCGCCCAGTCGGCATCCGGGATCAGGTAGGAACGCTCACCGAGGAGCGGGCTGCCATCCCGGTCCTTTTCGCTCAACCAGACATAGGAAGGCTTGACCGCGTCACTACCGTCCTTCTTGACCCCAGGACCACGCAAGGTGGTGTGGATACTGATACCGCTTAATGTCGCGCTGGTTCTGGCCTCCACGTAGGTAGCTCGCATCCTGGTCAGGTGCCCGAACTTGGATGGCAGTTCCACCGGCTCCGGAAGGGGCAGGGACACTATTGCGTTGACAGTCATGCGGCGGCCCTCCCCTGCTTGGTGAGGGCGAGGAGGCGGGCGCGGCGGCCGGAGGCCGTGATCGCGTACTTGCCGGTCTCCTCAATGCGCCCCTTGTTCTGGAGCTCCCGCACAGCGGTGCGCGCTCGGGACGGGGACAGGACACCACTCGTGAACCGCTCGACGTCGGCGAGCGTGAAGGTGGTGCGGCCGGAACGGCGGATAGCGCTCATCACCTCGGCCTGACTGGGGAAGGTGTCGGTGATGGAGTCGGCCGCCCACTGGCTGGTGACAGGGTCGTCTGCGCGGACGGAACCGCGCTCCTTGGGGTGAATGGTGCTGGCAGTAGTCATGCTGCGATCTCTTTCTCTCGGTAGGGGATGCGCCCACCATCAGCGGTGAGCAGGAAACGGCCACCCGGGTAGGTGACAGGCACCAGCCCCGGATCATCGGCCTGGGTGACGGCCCACCCGGCACGGCGGGCCTCCTCCCTGTGCGACTCCACGTGCCCGTGGCAGCCGGTCGTCCCGGACCCGCACAGGAGGATCAGATTCTCAGGGCCGTTGACGTCCACCTTCCTCGTGCCCCCCATGCCCCGCGCGCGGCGGTGCTGGAGGTTCCCGTACCCGTCCGAGAGGTCACGCCCGCACCGGACGCACCTCCACCGGTCACGGTCAGCCACGAGGATCCTGGTCGCCATATCCGGCCCTGTGTGTCTCACGCTGCGACCGGGGCCTTGAGCCGGTCGACGTCGGCGCGAGCAACGAGGGCGGCGCGCCCCAGCAGCGGCCGGTACCCGTCCAGGCGCCCATCCCGGATAGCGGCGCGAATCTGCCGGCCGTCCCGGTACCCGAGTGCGACGGCAGCCTCGGACACGGTCATGAGGTCAGCCCGACTCATCTCGGGCGGCCACTCCTTGAGGTGCATGGGATGTCCTTTCGTTGGGGAGTGTCCAGCGCTCCACTGGACACCACCAAGGCTAGAGCCGTTCGTCCACTGCTGTCCAGCGCACACACGTAACGAAAACGTGAACGTCCAACGCATATTGGTTGCACACTCAGCGTCCAATGAGGCACCATTGAACGCATGACCGACCCCACCCCAACCCTGGGACAACTCATCCTCACGTCCGGCCGCTCCTACCGGCACCTAGCCGAAGCCAGCCACCTCTCCAAATCACGCATCGGGCAGATGGCCGCCGACCAAATCAGGCAACTCCCCGGACCAGACACCATCACCAATCTCGCCAACGCCCTCGGCATCCCCGCCGACGACGTCGAAGCCGCCGCACTACAGACCATCAGCCGCGAGCACGGCCCACTCCTCACCACCGCACGCCGCCTCGCCCACCTCGACCCACGCAGCCGCCGCATCATCAACGCCGTCCTACGCGCCCTCGAGGAAGAGCAGTAACCGTGGGCCGGCCACCACTACCCGTCGGCACCTGGGGCGACATCACCGTCCACCCAACCGCCAGCGGCCGCTACGAAGCCAGAGCCCGCTACCGCGACTACGACGGCATCACCAGACACGCCCGCCGCACCGGAGACACCCCCCGCAAGGCCAAGACCGCACTCACCGCCGCCCTCGCAAGCCGGGCACACACCGTCGGCGACGAGATCACCGCAGACAGCCGCTTCGACGCCGTCGCCCGAATCTGGGCAGACACCCTCACCGAACGCACCGAAGGAACCCGGCGCGTCTACACGTGGACCCTGGAGCGCCACGTCCTGCCCGCCCTCGGCGCACGACGACTACGCGAAATCACCACCCGCACCGTCGAGCAGACCCTCAAGGCCATGCTCGAGCACCACGGCACAAGCGTCGCCCGCACATCCCGCGTCATCCTCTCCCAGGTCATGGCAACCGCCGTCCGCCTAGACGCCATCGAACGCAACCCCGTGCGCGACGCCCAGCAGCCCAAGGCACCCAAGCCAGAGCCCAAGGCGCTCACCATCCCCGAACTCGCCCAGGTGCGCGCCGCCATCGCCGCCCACGAGGCCAAGGGCCGCTCCAAGTCCGACGTGGCCGACGTCGTCGAGCTCCTCATCGCCACCGGCGCACGCATCGGCGAAGTCCTCGCCCTACGATGGGAAGACGTCAACCTCGACGCCGGCACACTGACCATCTGCGCAACCGTGTCCCTCACCGCCGAGAAACCACGCCGAGCATTCAGGCAGGACCACCCCAAGACATCATCATCCCGGCGCACGCTCCTCCTACCCGACTTCGGGCTGGCGGTACTGCTACGCCGCTCCGTGACCGGCCCCAACAGCGACCTCATCTTCCCCTCATCAAAGGGCACCGTCCGCGACCCGGCAACGGCCAGGAAGACGCTCAAGCTCGCGCTCGCCGGCACTGGCCTGGAATGGGTCACCCCCCACACGTTCCGCAGGACCGTAGCCACCCTCGTGGGGGACCCGGAGACAGCGTCAGGCGTCCTCGGCAATGACCCCGGCATCGCCATGCGCCACTACATCGAGCGCTCCCAGATGGCTCCCGACGTGCGAAATGCCCTCCAGGAGCTCGCACCGCAAAGCGAGGCGTAAACGCGGCGAGATGGCGCTCTGGACGGTTCCCGAGGCCCCTGCGGCTGGATGAAACCCTGTGATCGCAACGTCCTTGGTACCTCCGGTGGGATTCGAACCCACAACACTCCGATTTCTCTCTGACACCGCAATCAGTGGACAACGAACGTCAATGAACGTCACGTGATGCGCATGATGACGCGGCAAAGCGGAGGTGGGGGACGCCGCGAAGCACTGGACGTCCAGCGCAGAAACGGTCCAAATACGACACGAAAGCGCGGCGTAAGCGCGGCGTACACGGGCTCTGGACACTGTATATACGCGCGACCCCGGGTAACCCTCGGGGAGGGGGCTGTCCCTTAATCACATCC